GAACCCGCACCATCCCCCCTATTTTAACGCTAGTGCCTGATATCACCTGTACAAAGAGTTTTTGATTCCGGCTGATATCTATTTTTTTAGGCGTTTTTCGTCTCGGCTGACGTTTTGACTGCGTGGCAGCTTCGGCACAGCGGTTGAAGGTTTGCTGGATCGAGCCGCAGGTCGGGACGCAGGCGCAGCGGGATGATGTGATCGACCAGGCTGGCCAGAGTCGTCCGACTGGCCTGTTCGCACATTCGGCAGAGCGGGTTTTGCTTGAGGTACAGCTTGGCGTACCGAGTCCACACGCTGTCGTACCCGCGCGCGTGCCTGCTCTGGTTGGCCTGCCGGCTGTCGGCTGACTGGAACTGGTTTGGCTTGTGGCTCGACATTTTGCGCGGCATTGTTTGAATCGTCCTGGTGTTGCCAAAGGTCGAGGCCTCGCGCTGCTCGCCGGCGCAAGCGCCGGATCTTTTCGTAGCTGCCAGCCGGCGCATCGCTTGGCCAGCAGGACTGTCGAGGCGTGCCGAACATTTCTGGTGCCAGCCTCAAGACAATTTCTCCCCACTGTTCCAGCGTCCATTCGTCTAGCTGCTTGGCTACGACTTCTATGATGTCGGCCAAAGTTTCTCCGGTGATCTTCTTTTTGCGACCAATTGCCTTGGCCAACGCGTCTACCCAGTGTGCCGGATACCCCGAACCCAGCAGGCGTTTTTTGATGCGCTTGACTGGCAAAACAGGAATCACATCCCAACGGACGCGGCACAGGGCTTCAGTCCTCCCACGGTGTCACACGCACCAGCAACCGCGCCTCGGTGCCATCGCCTTTTCCGATCGATGCGCTGATCTGGCGCACCACCGAGCAGTTATCGTCGAGGATCAAACCAGACCGGCAGAGCGCATCGAGGACTGGTTTGAAAATGTTGTCGAGGTCTCGGTTAGCGCGCCAGCCTTTGCCTGGATGAATCACCAGATCGACCGTCACCGGACCGGCGATCGGATCCTCCTGTCGCATGAGCAGGCAGAGATTGATCTGGTTGAGCCAGCGCTTGTAGTTGGCGCTCAGGTAGGTGCTTTTGCCGTGTCTCCGCCAGATGTGGTTGACGCTCGGAGGAATCGGCCATTCGAGAAGCATTCAGCGGTTGTCTTTGTCCCATCGAACGATGGTATTTCTCCACAGTCTCTTGTCGGGTCTCGTCGGTAGCTGGATCATGTCCCGGTGCCAGCGTATCGATTCGAGCAGATCGTCCCGGTGTTGTTTCAATCGATGGATGATGTCGTTCGCTTCGTGAATCAGGCCGACCAGTCGCTCCAATTCCCTTCGGAGCTTCTGGTTCTCGTCCTCGGGATCATCAGTGGTATCTGACAACTGCGAACCATCCGCCAGATCCCTGGCAAACTCCGATGTCTCTCGGGGTGCGTTTACCCCAAAAACAGCAGTTGCAAACCGCTGCGTCTGCGCTAACGGTGCTGAATCCGACACCTTCGTATCCACCGGTCGGGTTGCCGTAGTGGCCGATGCGTGCGCGTGAGGCGCAATACGCTGCGGCCTGCGCTGCGGTCCACAGGCCGGATGCCGCCGCCTGGGCTGTCGATTGAACTGCTCCAGGACTGCGGCGATTAACCAGACCAAACGGGCCAGCGTTAGCACCGCCAGCACACAGAAGCAGACCAGCAACCAGAAGAAAGTTTTTCATGCTGGAATTCCTCTGGGTTGCGATTTAGTTCTTGGCCTTGGCTGGAAGCGGCACCACCTCGACGGTCTTGCCGGCGGGTTTGGTGGTCACCCGGAATTTCTCGCGGGTGATGATTTCCGCAGTCTGCTTGGTTTCCTTGACCACCTCGGTGGTGGTGGCGCATCCGGCGCATCGAGCCGCGCGGCGCTCCTCGATGCGCTTGAAAGGTCCGGCCTGGCTGAACAGGACACCGATGGAACCAAAAGCAGCAACGGTCAGAAATGCTTGTTTCACGATCAACCCTCCGTGGAATTGGATGGCTAATCCTACCCAAGCGGATAGACTAAATGCAAACATCTGCCACAAGTCGCAGTCGTACAAAGGTTTGTAAAACTTTTTAGGTTTTCTCGGTTTGCAGGTCGATCAGGAATTGCAAACAGCGCTGCGCTTTCCGCAAGTCTTCAACACCGTTTTTGCGCTCCCAGCGCCAAAGGTATTTCAGCGCCGTGGCTGTCCAATAGGCTTTCATGCCAGCAGCGCCGACTATGGCGCGCTGGGAGTGATGGCACTCGATCCCGTTTTCGCCAAGGTAGTGGTTTGGGTTAATACTGTCGCTCATTCGTTTTCCCATTCGTCGTACGATTCGATGTGGTTTTTAATTGTTTGCTGAATAAATTCGTCGGGAATCTGAGATGGTTTTTTGTATGGGCAACCTTCAACCCAACCTTCGGATTCAATGATTTCAATTCGCAATGCTTTTGTTAGGTCTAATTTTTCTTTCTCTAACTTCAGAATTCGTGCCATCAACTCATCTACCACTTGATCCCGCAAATCCGGATGTAATTCCAATTTTGAATCAACTGGCAGGTCTATTACTCGAATAACCAATTCACTGGGGATCCTTTGTCCTGGCTTGCTTGTAGGTTCACCATTAGGACCATATCCGCGAATCTCTTCCCGGCCTTCTGGCACAAAATGAACGCTTTTAATGCCGGGAACCTTTACCCCGTACAGATACAGATTCCCGCCATCAACTGACCAGCCTGCCATAATCCACCCCCAAATAAAATCAGATTAAAACATATTACTCGACATCACTCCCCTCCTTCGCCCGGCAACGAGCCGATTGCCTTCCACAACTCCTCGTCATAAAACGCGCCCTTGTATTCCCGCATCTCATGCTGATGCTTTTTGATCGCCTTCCGCAATCGGTCCAGTTCCGCCCTGGCTTCCTGCAACTCGGAAAGTGTGTGGTTTGCGTCTCGGTCGCTCATGCGAATAATTCTCCCTGTGTCTGCAAATTGATGTCAAAAACAATGCTGGCTGAATTGTGCTGTTCAATTCTTTGCCGCATAAGTATTCCGCGAGCAGCCTTGGTGGGCGGCCTGTAGGAACCAGTCCACCTGCAATCCAATCCAATTGACCTCGCCACCGCCGTGGAATCAGCAGACGAGAGCGGCAGCTTGGTAAAAATCTCCGGATCCAGCATCCTTAAACCATGCAGTTTGCATGGCAGCTTTCCAGAACTATCCGATATATGCCTCATTGCTTTCCCTATCCTTGCCCACCAAGCTGGTGTTTTTGGTGTGGCGAATTCACCAGATGATCCCAGTGCCACCCTCGTAAACCATGAAGCCAAGCGGGCCAACCGCCCAAAAGATTCATGAAGGTGCCAAACCGGAACGCATTCAGCGTTTCCATACTTTCGACGAGCTGCCCATTTAGACAGAAACCATCCGATTAGTTCGTCGTTTTCACGCTCACTGCCATCAATAACATCTGGCACTATCACCCAGTCGCAATTCGGATGAGTCATCGCCTCCAATGACCATTGCAAATATGGTTGCCAATCGGTTACGGGTTCGCCTTTTTTCCATGCGGAAAACGCGCCGTTATCCAAAACAAAAGATTTCGCTGCTGAGGCAGCAATGCCAAGCTGTTCTGGGTACCGATGGCTTATAAGTACATGCGCGCCATGAATGATTTGAGCGCATGCCGAATCGGGATTAATTGGCAAACCGTGGTAGTGAATCATGTGGTCACCTTCTTTTTCGCTGGGTCTTTTTGGTTTTTGATAGCCCAGACAATTCGATGGCAGTAGTAATGTTTTTTCCTCCAGATAACTTGCCAGTACTGCTTGTAGCCTTTGTCGACTAGGCAACCCGCCGGCTTTCCAGAGTTGGTGTTGCCGTGGCCAAAATTCCAGCGAAGACCGCTAGGCGTGGAATCATCAAGGCTAAAAGCTTCGCTTGCCCTAATTAGGTCAATCTTGTTTCGATATGGTTTGCTCACGCCATCACCCTCCGCCGAATCCTTCGCAGCGCCGCATCGTGCCAGCGCTGGATGGTTCTTCCGCTAACGCCGTATGCCATGCCAATCGTCGGCCAGCGACCGCCTGCCAACCTCAAGCGGATGATGTCCGAATCCATGGGACTCACACCTTCCAACACATCGTCGAGCGTGTGCCGCTTCTGCGGCCTGCACTCCGGATCGAATGCCAAGGCCGCGTGGGTGCGCCGGTACTTCTCAATCAGGCTTAACTTTCGCCAACGGCATTTCATGAAAAAATATGCCTCAAAGTTCGTATTAGGACTACAGGTCGCAACCGTCTCCACCAGCACCATCATCACCTCGCATTCCCATTCGTCCGCGCTCATGCTTGGTGGCGGCCTGAACCGCCTGGCCATGCGCCTGGCCAACTCCACTTTGGAACCGGCATCGTCGCGTTGTTTATCCGTCAATCGAATCACTGGCATCGAAAAATAACCTCATGGTTGGACCGTCCATGGTGGTCTGTTCCTAATCGCCTAACACTTCCCACAACTCGTAATCCGCCTCACTCAGTCGCACTGCCGGGTTGTTCTGGATCAGTTCCAGACTGTGTTCCTGGTGGACTCGTATCGCCAACCGCAAGCGCTCGATCTCATCCCGGTAGGATTCGTCGAGCGCTTCCAGCAGTCGTGCCAGAATGCGTTGCGCCTTGGCCTTGCGTTCATCCGTGAGCATTGCCGTTCATCCTCGCTTTCAGTCGTTCGACTACTGCCATCCATTCCGGGTCACCGTGCTGCTGCCGATGCGCGGTTAGTTCGGCCTCGACCTCTAATCGCCTCATCTGCACCTGTGAGCGCCAGTGCGGGTTGCGGCGCTCGTATTCGTTGAACGTCATCACCGGTTTTTCCATGCTCAGCCACTTCTGCCGAGACTGCTGGCCTTGCGCACAGTCGCAGGTTGCGGACTGTGTGTAGCGCGGCCTGTTCCAATTCACACCGTCCACAAAATCCACATGCGGCAGGCCGGTGATCATTCCCACGTCCCGGCATTTGCGGCAGCGTGTCGGTTGTGTCAGGTCGGCCAACCGTGCGTCCTCACGCTGGCGTGCGAAACTGGCATCCTGTCGGCTGAGTTCCTCGCGGATAGCTTGCAAGAACTCTGGAGCAAACCGGGGAATGGTTGTGCGCTTGGCGATGCTATGGCAGGCTGAAACCATCTCCGAGTTAGATCGGGACTCGGCCTCAAACAGTTGCTTCCATGCCAGGAGCGTTGGTCCCCATGTCGGACTATGAGCCGAGAACAGCGCTTGAAACAAATCCACCCAGTTGGTGACCGGTGGCAGACCACTTGGAACCATCTCACCCATGGGTTGATTCCTCCGATTTGGCTATCGCAATAAGTTTTTCCAAATCGTCCTTGGCAACCTTCAGCCAAACGGATTTGATTCCCGGCTTTGTCTCCATCCATCTTTCTTGAGCCAACTCAATTCCTTCAATGAGCCGGATAAAAAGATCAGCGATAGGCATTTCCTTTTCCAAAGGTCTTTTCATTCCACCACCTCGATTTCGATCAACTTGGCTTTTTCTTGCTCCTGCTCTGCGAACACCTCGGACCATGGCCGGGGTGCCGGTGGTGGTTGCTTTGATGCGGCTGGTGCGCTGCGCTGCGGGTTATCCACGGTGCGGTTAAACCAGCGCAGCAAGAACGCTGGCATACCTCGCGCCGTCTTGCGCTTCTCAGGGTTGGCCATGATCCAGGCGCGCGCCTTTTTGATTTCGGCAAAGACATCCAAACCTGGATATGTCGCTTGCCATTCAGCGATAGTAGGTGCAAGCAGATGCCACTCTTTTTGTTTCCCCTGACACGGGAAGGTGGCGACAGGCTGAACCGCGACCGGCGGCGAGTCGGTGGGAACCGGCTCGCTGCTATCTTCTACTTGGCTTGAATTGGCTTGGTCTTGGTCTTGGTCTTGGATTGGTCTTGGAGTAGGCGACTCTAGTACGCTACTCAGTACCGTACTAGAGTACGTTACTGAGTTAGGTACTGAGTACGGTACTGAGTTGCCTACTGAGTTCGGGTCGCTGGCAAACTCTTTTTTCATGCGCCGGATGTTTCCTTTCACGAATTCAGGACAGTGATCGTGCCAGTCGTGAACAACCAAACGGTTCACCTCGCACACATCCAGCCAGCCGGATGACACCAAAGCATCTATCAGTTGGTCCGGATCGCCTTCCCATCCGATAGCGTTGGCTATGTCTTCGTTGGTAAAGGTTTTCCCAAGCGCTCCGTCCTTGGCGTGCTGCGCGGTGAGATGCCAAAGGCTCTCAAGCAGGCCAACCGCTCCCCAAGCTGGGAGAGTCAACCGGCGGCGCAGGCGCAAAACCTTTGGGTGATTAATGGTGTTTAACTTCATGGTGTGGCACCTACCGCATATTTGCGAGATCGGCCAAACAGTTCCCATGGCACCGCTCTGGGTAGCAGTGGCACACCAGCACCTTGCCGCATAGTTCTCCAGACTTTATGCGGCTATTGATGGATGGTTTGTGTGGCAGGTAGTGCATCTCAAAGGCATCGCAAACATCATCGCGAGTGCCATCCTCACCCATCACAAATGGGTTGCCGTATCTGGTGCTACGGTCAATCCGAATAGCTTTGCCTTCACGCTCAGCCCACAAAATAAGGTTCTTGTCAGACTGAGCATTGGCAACAACTGTCTCGCCAGCTTTCACTTTGGCTTGCCGCTCCCGCTCATCTTTTCGCCAATCGTCTACGGGAATCTTTGCGACTTCCCGCTTGGCATCTTGCAAGGTAATCTTGCCCGCCTTCAAGCGGTCGAAGACTTCCGGTGCTTCTTGCTTGACCTTCTTTGCGTCAGAAATGTAGCGATGATTGACACCAACAGACCTGGACGCCTCTTCGGTAGCCTTGGGGTTTCTTTCTGTTGTCTTTTCATGTTGTGGAATAACTTGGGGAATTTTTTCCCCAAGTTTTTCTTGCTCTTTCTTTGGTCTCCCCTCGGTCTCCTTTCTTCTTTTTGCCGCATCAGCTTCAAAAAACGGAAGCAATTCAACGGCAACAGCAGCACGGACCCCGGCGGTCATATGCCGCCGCTTATCATTCAGGGAAACGGCAAACGCTGTCGGTTCATCTCCTGTATACGGTTGCGTCTTCGGCTCCACACCGATCATCTTGCAGGCCGCGTATCGGTTGCGCCCGTCAAGTATCATTCCCTCGTACAACCAGACGGGAACAAGCTGGCCATTCTTCTTGATGTCCTCGGCCAGTGCTTGAAGCATGTCCTGCTCCATCATTGGCCAAACATCTGCAATTGGGTGATTCTTCATCTTCCGTGAATCCTCTTATGGCAGGCCTTGCAAACAAGCATGTAGTCAGAGTCTTGGTACTCCCAAGGCTCAAGTTCTGGGTCGTACTTCAAATGGTGAACAGCAATCCCTGTCCCGTGGATGCCACACGCCTGGCATCTATGTCCACGGGCAGACAGTAAGGCCAATCTCTTGGCTTTCCACTGTTGATCCACCAGCTTGCGCCGATATGTTGCTGGGTTGTTTTTTTTAAACGGTGAACCTGAACGACAACCCAGGTGGATTGAAAAGCGACAATGTTGCCAATGACAAACCACTTGTCGTAATCAATGTTGGATAACTGCATGTTTTCCCAAAGCCTGTCAGGCCTGCTTGGGTTTTTGCGTATCCATTCATAAGCTTCGTGTGAGCAAAGCTGGCTTTCATGCGGCTTACCAGACTGGCCAACCCACCGCACATATGGCTTTTGCGGTGTCTCGCTTTGTGTCTGATAAAGGTCCGGCGATTCCTCAAATTCACGATGCGTCATCGTGTAGCCAATGCCACTTTGATTAACGCGCACAACGCCAATGCTGTCCTTTTCTTTGTTCAAAACATCAACAGGATCGCCTTGGAAATCTCGACAGCATGAATCAAGTATTTCCCTTTTATGCTCGCGATCCACAATTTTTCCTGGCACCTGTCTAGCCGAAACTAGTTTCCAACTCCTTTTCCTTGAGTCTTTGTTGCTGGCAATTACATCCACTTCGCATCTGTCCCACAGGCTCAGGCCATCCATTTTGCCTTGGTACTCAGAAAAGACTCGAAAAAACCCAAGGTCGTCATCGCCAAGCAATATGGCGCATTGAACAACTCGCCGGTCCTGCGTCCTGTTTGGCGCACCTATTCCAATTACTGTGCCAGTTAGCTTTTCGCTCATGCCACCACCTCCCAAACTGCAATCGGCCTTCCATGACATTCCGGCCTGCGACTAGAAATCACCCGGTCAGTTTTCCGGATGATGTTTCGGCGTGCTGCTTCCTGAAACGCTGCACCCATAGCGCGTGGTTCTGGCGGATGAATGACCAGCGGCCACACGTCATCCGAACTGATCAGCCGATGAGTAAGTGACACATGCCGAATGGCGTTGATCGTGTCCTCAATCCAGTTAGGTGGAGCGTTTGCGGCCACCTGCTGAATCGCCTTGTCCCGCAATTCCGCTCCTGTTGGTGGCGGCAACTGCATACCGTAGGCATCCACGCCTCCAAAAAGGTCGTTCTGTTTCACGTCTAATCCCTCAAATTGTCAGAATGGGAAATCGTCGTTGCCGAATTCCTTGCCGGGTTGCGGATTAACCACCGGCGGTTCGGAATGGTACGAGTCGTACTCGACAACCTCCGCAGACTGCTTGCCGTTCCACTCACGCAAACGAGTTTTTACCCGCAACTTGTGGCCAACCAGATCTGCGGAGGATCCCAGCTTTTCAATGCCGCAGGCGCGTTGGATGGAGCGCAGAGTTGCCAAGGCAATCTCTACAGCTTTGGTGGAACGGTTCTTCAGGTTCAGCCGGTCCCAAATCCGCTGGCCGGCAAACTCGCCATGCTCAATCCGCAGCACCAGTTCGAGGTATTCACCGTCTCCGGCCTTGGTGGACTTGGTGTCCTCAGAAACAATCTCGACAAAGTAGGTTCCCGGTCGAATGGTCTCGTACTGGCGCTTTTCCTGTGGTTTGGTGCCGGCCAGCATCGCATCGAATTCGCTCAGATCCATTGGTATTCCCTCCTTACTGTGCAATTGCCGAACGCTCGGCAATCATGGTTTGCAAACTGTCCAAAACTTCCTCGGCCTGCGCCTCGGTGAGATCCTTGGCGCTTTTCACGCCGTAGGTTTGGCGCATCTCGCTGCGGAATTTCTCCGCGTCATCGATCACGCCTTCCCGCTTAGCTCGGGAAATAAGGCCGACGATCTTTTGCATGGTCTGCTCGGATACATTGCGCTCGACCTTTGCCTCGGGTGTTTCCACCGCAGGCATCGATGTTGTCTGCACCGGCATCGCTCTTGTTTCAATTTCAGCGTGTGGTATCTCTTCCGCCGGCGTGGTCTCCAATCCGGCATCGAGCAGCGGAACAATCCACGCCAGCGCCGAGCGACAAGCCCGACTGGTGGCTCGGGTCTGCGCCATCGCACGGCGCGCATACCGTGGCCGGCGTGCCCAGGTGGATTCATCCACGCCGAGATAACCTTCAGCCGATGCGACGATTTCGCCATCGCTCAGGCGCACCAGATCGCACACGGCGCGGATGTCACCGTTGCTCAGTTCCTCAACGGTGCCGATGCGTGGCGAATACCCGCACGATGCGGCCAGCGCTTGCCAGCCCTCCGCTTTGATGTAGGTCTTACCCTGCAACTGCATCGAGCATTTGAGGACAATCTGCCGGCAGGCATTTGCCGTCGCTTGCCCTCGGGTCACAACCAACTGCGGATTGTTCGGTTCGATCACTGCGATTGCTGTCTCACTCACGGTCCACCACCTCCTAGTTAACATTCATCAAACGACGCATCAGATTCCGTCTGGCCGGTGGCTTATGCTTCAGGCAGGTCGTGCTGCCAGGCATCGCCATGAATTTTTTTGAGCCTCGACACATCACGCAGAACCCAACCAGTTGCCGATACCGCTCCGTCTCCCGGCGCTGTTTTTCCACTTTCGATCTGTGCATCCAAAGCCTCCTGCCGATTCGAAAAAATCAAAGCCGCGCCAGCGTGTCGAAACGCCGATGATGCCGACCATCGCGCGGGCCTGTGGTGGTTGGGTGCCACAAGCGTGGTAAAAGGCTCGCCGTTCGGTTCAGAGTTTGGAAGGTTCAAGGCTCCGCCTCCCAGTCCTAAACATCAAGCGCCAACCCGTACCACCATTTCACCCCCAGGGAATCGAACCCTGGCGCACACGCCAGCAGGTGAACACCAGATCTAAACTGCAAAGAAAGAATCAGCACCAATGCACTTACTGTTGAAAGGGAGCCTCCTTTACTGTCCTCCGGGTTTAACTTGATCCACCAGCACCGGAGCATCTGGCGGACTCCACGACAGTGGCTCAAGGCATGTCCAGCAGTGACGCGCGGTCGGACAGGCCACGCAAAACCAAGGCAAACCATTCGCTTGGGTGTCTCTTGTGGCATCCGAAAACTTTCGGAAACATCCAGAATTTGCCAGGGCCGGATGGAGCATTGCGCCGTTCCTCCACCCACACGCTGGGCTGAAGGTATCCGTCCTGGTCGATCTCAGTTCTGACCAGAAACCTCCAGCACCCATCGACCGTCGTTCCCTGCCAGTGTCCTTGGCACCCGGCCTGCACCCACGCGTTGTAGAACTCGACGAAGCGCAGCGACTGGTCATCCGCGTTCTGGCGCAGCAGCTCGGGCAGAATGTTGGCACTCATGCCGCCTCCTTTCGCTTCGCCTCAAAATGCATCAACCGGCAATCGGTACACCACGGTCGGTTTGTTTCCGGCACTCGGCTGTTGGCGCTTTGCCCAATCCAGCCTCTGGCTCGGTAGACCATCGTGTCGGTCAGTTCATCGCGCTTCGCGTCGTATGGAATCTGGAACCGCTGGCAGATCGAGCAGACCGACAGGCGTGTCGCTGCTGACAGATCCAGACTGTTGAAGTGCGGGTCGGTTATCTGCATCGTCAAATCCTTCGTTAAGCATCTTCCTGATGTGGTCTTCCCAAATGGTTCCTTCAAGAGCCGCGCTGATCTGTTCGATGGTCATGCGTCCTCCTCAATTGGTTCGTCGTGGTCGTAGTTGCGGTCGGTCAGCACCTCGGGCCGGAATGCTCCCATTCGGCGCTCGATGCAATGACCGCACACCCGAGCCAGGTACAGGCCGCGCGCGTCGTACATGTCCCTGGACATTTCTCCTGAACCGCATGGGCAGTCCTTGAGGGATGCAATGATCTTCATTGGTCAATCCTCCTGCTCAGCCCGGAAGCAGCGCCAGCAAAGGCCGGAGATGTCTCCGAAATCGGCGCTTCCGCACTTGCCGCAGGTTCCGATTCGCACAGGTTCTCCCGCAGCACCTGAAGCGCCTTGGGACCGCTGACATAGACGCGGATCTTTCCGTTGTGCTTCTTCAGCGTGATCCATACTTCGACCCCTTCGTGGCTAACCCGGAATGACTCTTTGTCCCGGCATGTGATGACCAACATCAGCTGACCTCCCCTATCAGTTCCCCATCACCCTTGCGGTGACGGCGCAATCCATTGCAGGCGAATAAGACACCTGAACCTCGTACCTCATCGCCGAACATCCACACAGCACGGCGCACACCAGAACGACACACAGATTCCACAGGTTGTTCATGTTGCACCGCCTTGGCGTATGTTTACCCGGAAGTAAACATGAGTCAATAGTAGTTTACTACCGGTTTCTACATCGACACCAAACGCCTTTGTTGTTGACGCAAAACGGCTAGAATTGTTGGTTAGGGAGGTGCATCAGAAAAATGGTCAGACAACCGCAACCAAACTATCCGGTGAGACTTGATGCCTTGACTCATGCAAGGCTCAAATTGGCATCCGAACAGTCCAAACCGCAGTCAACGATGAACGCAATTGCGATTCATGCGATAACCATTTACTTGGAGCAGCATTTCCCAGAAATCATTTCTTCCGTAACTGCCGCTCTAGGCTCCGAGACTCCCGCCGAGACGGAAGGCGCAAAACCGAAGGCGCGGAAGCCTCGGAAGAAATAGGGTTGTTGGGCTGCATTTCAGCCAGAAATCTGTAAACCGAATCTTGGGTGATCCGGAAATTGCGCCCGATGCGTTGCGCGTCGAGCCGATGATTCTTGCCGGCAATGTGTACGCCGGTGGTGATCCAACTCAAAACAGTGTTGGGTGAAACGGCCAACTGGTTGGCCACTTCAGTCGTTCGCAGATACTCCACTGATTGTTATCCCGGAAATCGTCCAGGCCTTGCTGGCACCTGGCAGACCGCCGACTTGGCGATCAGGGTAGAGGTCAACTGCCCCCTACACTTCTACTGTACGCATGTTCAGTACAACCGGTCAACCCGGTGTACCCGGATTAAATTACCAGCGACTGCTTTGTTGGCAACTAAGAAAAACAAGAATTACCGAATTACCGAAATTGCACTTCCGTACCGAAGAAATCAGGGGAAAATGGGGGTAAGTGTTGGTCGCCAGAACGGTGGCTGAACTGCAAAAACAGCTTGTTTTGTAGTCTTTTCCCGATTTTTCAATTTGGTTTGGGACCAAGAAGTCGCAGGTTCGAATCCTGTCGCCCCGAATACCCAAAACCTCTGGAAAACAAGGGAAAAACGCAAAGGAGCAAGCTCGGTTAGGATTACCGAAAATGCCTGAAGATTACCGAAAAAAGAAGCAGGTACCGAAGGACTCTACCGAAATTCCGTCAGGATTACCGAAAATCCGGGTGCCTACCCTGCGCCAGCACAAGGCATCCGGTCGGTCCTATGTGACGATCCCTGGCACAAAACGGGTGGTCTACTTTGGTCCAACCGGGGTAATCGAAACTCAATTGGCTTATGCCAAATGGGTAGAAGAATATATCAGAGAAAATGTTGGGGAAATCAAAACACGCATCCCTCAAAAGGTTCACACCTGGGCAGGCCTGCTGGCATGGTGGTTGGAGGAATGCCGGCGTGAGTATGTCCGGCTCGATGGCAGGCCCACCGGGGAATACGGCGTATGCAAGCGCGCGGCCCAGCTGATTGCCGATTTCGGCCTTGGAACGGTGCCGCTCAAGAAGATCTCCCGCCAGCACATGCACCTCGTCCGCGACCGTCTGGCGATGGGAAAGAAAAAGGTAAGCGCCAAGACGATCCGAGAGTACATGGGTCGACTGGTCAGGTGTTTTTCCAAGGCCGAAAAACAGGACTGGATTACCAGCGAACAGTTCATCCGATTGTCCAGGTGGGAGCGTGTCCGGGGATTCGGCAAGAAATCCAAACAGATCGAGCCAATCCCGATTCGCCACCTGGCCATGCTGCGACATTCACTTACCGGACGATGGCGACAGATTTTTGATTTTCATTTGTATACCGGCCAGCGTGCCGAGACCGCCATCACCGCCAGCGCCAAGGAATTCAAGCGAACTGGCACCACATGGCAATACATTCCCCGCCAGCACAAAGGCCGGCATCGAGGCCAAAAATTGGTGATCCTGTTGGGACCGAAGGCGCGCCGAGCGGTAGCGCCGTTCATTGATTCGGCCAAGGCCGGCGGGTTGTTGTTTCCCACAAGCAAAGGCGGAACCATTCTTAAGGACACATACCGAAATGTGTTTGTCAGGAAATGTCAAGAACTCGGCTTGCCAGCGTACACGCCGCGCCAGATCCGACACACGGCAGCGACCTATCTAAAGCTGAAAGGCGTGGACACCGATGTGATCGGGTCCATTCTTGGCCACCAGTCGGGAAACATCACGCTGAGATATGCTCAGATCACCGAGGCGCAAAGGCAATCGGTGGTTGAAAAGTACGGTTAACCCACCACAATTCCCCACCGCCTGAACACCGTCCCATGCCGGTCCACATCGTGCCAGCGCTTATCGAACCGCCTCGGCGTTTCGACGATCGGTCCGCGTGTGGGACATTGAAAATGCAACCGCCGGTCCCGGCTGCCAGCGCAGACCATGTAATGACCAGTCACAGGTTCACCAATAGTTTTTGCCAGGACAATGGTCGGCCTTTTGCTGCGCGCAAAATACACCAGATCCGATACCGTCATTTCCCCGCTGAGGACCGGCAGGCCTGAAACTCGCAGCGCAGCTTCGAGCGTTCTGGGATCGGTGCCATCGATCTGGTTGGAATCGACCTTCCGGCGTGGCATCCCGAAATACTGCCACACGATCTGGCAGCACACGGCACCGCAGTCGTAGTCGGTTTGCTGCCGCAGGTCCGGCAACTGAATCACGGCGCAATCGCCTGCGGTGTGATCTCGATGCTGCCGTCGTGTTTAGAGACGCGCTTGCAATTGAACTGGAGGATCCATCCGCCAAGCGGACGAGCGGCGCGGCCTTTCTCCGCGTGCCAACCATCGATCTCGTCCTTGTAGGTCGAACACCTCAAAAACAGTTGTTTTTGCTTCCGGAGTTTCCCCAGGCTACTCACGCCGAGCATAATGTTTTCGTCGTAGTTTTTGCGGTGGATGTGTCCGGATATGTAGATGTCTGCCGAGTACATCGAGCGTATGCGATTCTGGTCTATAAATCCGCGAGTGACCTCGGCTCCTCCTCCACTGCCATGTGTAAAATGTAACAATATTTGTCCTTTATGACTATTTTTTTGGGCGACCTGAATCTGCACAAATCCCCAGTACCCGGCCTCCAGCGTGGTGGCTCCCATACGGGTAAGGCCTTCCACGAACCGGGAGATCAAGTTTGTGTCGTGGCGCTTGGCGATTGATGTCTCGTGATTGCCTGGTGCGACTACTGCCAAGATGTCCTTGTAAGGTTTGAACCAATCGAGCGCCGTGCTAATCACGCTGTCGAAGTATCTACCGCCTCGATGCTCTTCCCGCAAACTGTCCTGGCTGGCTCGCGGATCCCAGCGCCCTTGCATGACATCGAACAGGTCGCCACCGATCAGGATCGGGATCTTTCGGGACAGCGCCAGATCCATGTGCTGTTTGAGCAGACCCAGATCGCATTGCGCCGAGTCCCAGTGCAGGTCGGTGAGGACCAGTAGCTCGGGAACATCCTTCCCGACCGAGTCGATGGTGTAGGTGAGACGATGGACTTTATCGTCCACCTTGGACACGGACCACTGAATTGGCATGGGAACCTCACGGTCGGGTGCGGACTTTAGCCAGGAACGCGGCTGAATCTTCACGGACTGCGGGGTTGTAGCTTTGCCAGTCAAACAAGTGGCCAAATGCAAGATGGCAGGAATCTCCGCACAGTGTGAGGAGATTGGCCGGGTCTAGCTCCGCATCGCGGTTCAGGTGAAATGGCACCACATGGTGGACCTCCAAGTCCTTGGAGCGTCCGCAAGCGGCGCAGGTCGGGAACTGCGTTAGATGCTTGGACCGGACGGCGCGCCAGCCGGGAGATCTGGGAACACCCAGCCACATTTCAAACTGTGGCTGGAGCAGTTTCCGCCAGAGGCTCATTAATGCGTGATCTTGTTGAGAAGCAGGCCAAGCGCCCACTGAGCCAACAGGAGCCACGGGATCGGCAGAAACTGCTTGGCCTCGTCGCCTGCTTTCGCCTGGCTGATGGCGGCCTCTAGTGCGGCCTCAGGGCTGAAGTCCTCACCGGTTGCCATGCTGGGAGCCGGCACCGCAATCTGTGCGCCGTAGAGTCCAACGGTTGCGGCAGCAGCCAGCACGTCCCGTCCCCATGGAGTCTTTGCGCGTGCGAAGTCCAAAAGGATTTTCAAGCTATTAACTGGGAGTTCGTTGGGAAGTTGAATCGGGTCGAACATGAAACACCTCACTAGAACTGCGTAGAAACCACCTCAAAACTGCTCTCGTCTGCAACGGTATACGCACCAGTTCCGGACCAGTTGTAGTAATGGGTGCCGCTGGCGGTTATCGGGAAGTCGTAGTAATACACACCCGTGCTAGAGCGGGTGACCGTGCCGGGGTAATAGAAGGTCGAGACGGTGCCGGCTGGAACCTTTACCTTCAGCGTGATGTTGGTTGGATCAACCACCGCGCCGCCAATGTCCTTAAAGGTGGCCTGAACCCGGATCAAGTCTCCGATGTTGTATGAGTAGGTTCCGGTGTTTGCGTTGTACGGCATGTATCAGCCTCCAAACAGTTCCATCGTGATGCTGGTTGATTTGGATGCCGACAGGATCAGTTGGGTTGATTTCCCAATGGTGGATGTCGTGATAACGCCGGGCTCCGGTGCGCTGCCAGAACCACCGGCTAGAAGTCCGTAACCGGCTAGAGCAAAATTGAGCCGGTCGGTAAGCCTACGAGTCGGCAGAGACTTACCTGCGCTGGCATCTGAACCACCCAGGCTGGTGGCTGGCGATAGGCACAGGTTTAAATAGCTCTGATAACTCACGGCAATTCAACCTGGACAGCCTGCAAGACAACCGCCGTCAAGCATTTCTGCCAGTCCCAAGGCTGGCCAATGCTGGCCTGACTGGCTGGGTGGTTGGTAGTTTCAAGAATGCCTGCCGGGTTGCTACATCTCCAATAGACGATTCCTGGAGTCTGAGCCAATCCCATGCCTTCCAAGTTTTCCCGTATGGCTTCAGTCACGCTGAAAGCCGCACCGTAATGAGTGGCAGGCGCCTGACCATTGGCCGAAAGCTGGCACCCAACCTCTTCAGGTTTTGACGGGTCACGCGGCTGGCCATCGTCGCGAGGGAATGCAATGTCTAGAGCAGCAATAGCACCCGGCATCGATGCCGATGCGCCAATCACAAAAACTTGGTGTTCCCAAATGGTCGACATTAGTACACACCCCATTTTCCACGCAGGTAGTTAAATACAGATGCAAGATTACCAGCAGACAAAACGCTGCTGTAAACAATTATTTCAGCAATGTCTCCGTTAAAAAAATCGGTTGTCCCGTTTTTGCTTGCTCCGTAACTCGTTAGTGAGTTCGTGGACAATCCAGTCAAAGTCAATGTGCTTGATGCAGACACTCCATTCGATTTAACATCAACGGAGACATTTCCAGACGAAATGCCAGAGCTTTGTGCTGACTGAATAAAAAATGTTCCGGCAGTCTGGACTAGATTAGATGCTGAAGTTGCAAGCCCTGTTTTGTGAATAGACAGATACGAGGAAGGGTCTAAACCAAATGCCAGATACCCATTAGCCGTTCCAGAATATTCTGCAATGAATGCTGGATAGTTTGAACCACCAGCCCTTTTTGTTACGGTGATTATCGTGAATGCCAAGTTGGCCCATTGCAGGGAATTAGATAAAAAATCATTCACGCCATCAAAACGCACTACTGGAAGGGAATTCAAAATAGATAATTTTAATGCCGGCTTATTTGTTCCACTTGCTTGAACCGCATTCCTCAATGTTCCACTCTTGTCTCTCCACTCTCCAACAGGATCTCCGTCAGCAATTGCAAGGCTACCACCGCTGGATTGATAAAGTGTTGATAAATCAGAAGCATCGAGCCAAAGCTCTAAACCTGAAATCAAAGTTGGCTGAAATGATGGCCCGCTAGCCAATCTATATCCACTCAGCCCCAGCCCAATGCCCGTGCCAATCATGGATTCTCTCCGGTTGGTGCCGATGCTTAGAAGGTCGCGCATTGGCTACCCCGAAATCAGTACAGGTTAACGATGGATGTAGCCGTGGTGCTGGTAGCCTTAACCCTGGTCACCCGCACCGGCAGAATGCTACCAGCCGGAACCGCTGTGAAGGTCACATCCCCACCGCCGGCCATTGTGGCGACGATATTGCCAGCGCCGCCCACATAGAGCGCTCTGGATGTGTAGGCCAAATCGGTGGAGTCACTCGGAGTGACCGCTACGGCATTGTCCGCCGGACTCGTCAGGCCTTCCGCTGCAAATTGATGCTGGTCTGCCATCTCTTAGTACTCCTCGATTACTGCGACAATGTTTGCCGTCTTGGCACTGGTCATCGTGGCCAGCGCGCCCACTTTGAGAATGTGACCGTTCTTCAGCGGCAGGATGGCGCGGTTGTTCAGGTCGCGCGGCAGTCCTGGCAACAGGCTGGAGCCTAGAATGTCGACCGTTGCCGCTGCGCCATCGGTGCCGCTGGTGGCAGCGATGCGGACGGTGCCTAGAAGCAAATCAGTCGTGCCGTCATTGATTACAACCTTGAGGTTGATGGCAGCAGAATCATCGCTGGTTGCCGTTAGGCTCTTTACCACGCAGTCATTGGAACCGGCTGTGTACAAGGTTTGGAGCGCCGTGGTGCTGGCACTGGTCAATTGCTTGCCAGCAATCTCGATTTCCTGCGTGAAATTCAGATTGGTACTCTTTGGCATGATTCCTCCTAGTTCTGAACCTTGATTGGGTCATTCATCGTCACTGCGAATGTTCCCGCGCTACTGCTGATGTCGGCACCGAAATCGATAAAGCAAACCAGTTCGTCCGCGCTCGATGCGCCGCCTCGGGATTTATAAATCACTGCGCCGCGAGCGGTGATTGTGCTGCTGGTCCAACTGGTAATTGAGAAACTGATTTCCACATCGTTGTTCGTGTTGTCCACCGCTGCCACAGTGCAGGTGGCTGAGTTACCGCCGCTGGTGTAACCGGTGCCGGTCACTTCATTCGTGATGTCGTTGCGTTTGTCGTGCGCCTTGTCGGCAGTGTAGCTACTGGTAACCAACATGCACTTGAACGTGTCGGATGCGCAATTGATCGCACCCGTGAACGAGTCGTAATAGAACGAGTTGTACACCAGACTCGCCATTACGCTTTATCCTTGGGTTTGAACTGGCCACCTTGAATCATGTCGGTGATCCGCTCGATCTCGGTGCCTAGCTGCTGCTGGGTTTTCGCCAGGACAGACAGCGTGCTTTCCAGTGAGGACAAGAACGCAAAGTGGCGATCCCGCAGCGGCACAATCAATTCTTTGGCTATCCAGGCGCAGCATTGATAAAACGCATACCCAGCCACACACAGGCCCATGGTTGGCAAACCGAACTCGCGGATGAATTGGACAGCATCCATGGACAACCTCAGATCAGCCAATTGATGGAACGAGCAGGGAAACCGGTGAACCGTGAGAATGCAAAAGAATCCCGCTGGCGCAGCATGGAATCCGCCACCTCGGCATCCACCCACCAGCCGGATGACGGCGCGTCCGGGTGCGATTTTGGACCGGTGGTTGACTGGAATCCCCAACTGTTCACGATGAACAATCCAGGCCGTTTCCCGGCGCGCCTGTAGCCTATAAACGACATCGAATGTCCCCACCGGCCACTGGGCGCGGAATAGCCATCCTCTGAGCGTTTGAGTGAGAATCCCCGGGTACTGGCCACCTGCACGCCGTAACCCTGGCCAATGGCTGAGACGGCATCCGAGAACGAGGTAATCAGAGTGCATTCGCCGATTGGATGTTTTTTCGCCTCGGCCTCGATCTCCGGTGGTACTCCACCGCGCCCCCAGTCCCGGCAGCGTTTTGGATCGTATTTCCGCAGGTCATAGGAGCCATAGACACCCTGCGCGACCACTCCCCAGTTGCGTACCCACTCGGCTGCCCAAGCGCCTACCGAGCCATCCCCGGAGATTTTGCCGCCGCCGACCTCGACACGGGAACCGCCGTAGATGGCCTCCATGCACGGAATCTTGGTTTCCTCGTCATCACCGGCAAGGATTTCGCAGGCCATGGTGAACATCAACGCATGGCTGGTTCCGAACGAAACGCAGGAGCCAACAGAACCCTGAGACAGTTCAGGCCATGCCGTTCCGCTGGCCTTTTGCCATGCCTGCCATCCCAACACCTCGTCCGGCAGTTTGGCCTCATCCACGGCGCTGGCCGGCGTGTCTCCCCATGTCGGCATGGGTAGCGAGGCCAACACCGCATCCACTGCGGCGGGGTCCTCGATCCATCCGAAGTCCTGAATCTCTTCAGCCATTCGTTCACCGCGCCAGAGTGTTGAGAATTTGGCTGATCCGGCGGCACTGCGCGGCGCATCGTGCGCCGAGTCCCCCCGCAAGGATGGCCGCCGGATCAGTTCCAAGAGTGTTGGACAACTCGTCGGCAATACGCTGGCGCACCGCCAATAGCTTGTTCCCGAGGTTGGTTTGCTGGCTGAGTAGTCGCAATGCGCCGGTCCACGCGCCCAGCGTGCCGTGCTGGCTCGCCATGATTTCGCCTTGACGGTAAATTTCGGCAAGTGTTTTCAGGCTGGCTTGCTGGTCCGGTTCCTGCAAGCCGCCAAGGATGTTGGACAGAGCAACGTAGAGGGGATCCCGGGTGATGTCATCCGGCGTGGGTGTGGGAGCCGGTGGCACCGGAGCCGGTGGCGTGGGTGGCGGGACATCCCCGGCGATTATGTCAGTTGTGGCATATTCCGGCACATCGCCAGAAGCGCTTACGAACGTTAAACGGTACCTCCCCGGTGTGTAACAGATCAC